GACTCAAGAAAGCTTGGTTTACATCATCGGCTCGGGTATGGTCGCAGCGTTAAGCACAGCGGTCGGAATCTTGTTTCGCTTGTTCGTCGAAGAAAAGAAAACCACTCGAAGCGATCTGCAGGAATGTCGATCAGATCGCGAAAAACTTTGGGCTAAGATTGAGACCTTGCAAACTGAGATCGGTAAATTGCTCGGAGGTTGCAACAAGTGATCGAGTGGATCCTGTTCGCAATTCTGTCATTCATCGCGGCTGACTTCATCGCCGGTGTGTTCCACTGGTGGGAGGATTCGTACCTGGATCAAGATACGCCTATCTTTGGCAGGCTCATCGGTGGGCCAAACCAGTTACACCATTCAGATCAATACGCATTCCTGAAGGGCTCTTATTGGCATCGCAATTACACGACAATCATTCCGTCGATGTTGGCTTGTGGCGCATGCCTTTGCTTCAATGCGACACAAGACGCTTGGCTTACGTTTCTTTTCTTGTCCCAAGCAAACCAGATTCATGCTTGGGGCCACTCTAAAGGGCGGAACGGCTGGCTAGTATCGACGGCTCAACGGATCGGTATCCTGCAATCCTGCAAGCATCATGCCGAGCATCATCGAAGCCCCTACCATATTCGATATTGCGTAATGTCTCCGATCCTTAATCCGATCCTTGATGTGATCGGTTTTTGGAGGTACATCGAGTATGTTGTTTTCGTCACAACCAGAATTGAGGCGCGAGTATGAACGACCAAGTATTGATTGAAGAACTTAAAAAGCCTCAACACCAAGGCACAAGCGACCAAGCGGCAGCAGACGTTTGCAACGCTTTGACGGTTCGGGTCTCATCGAATGTCAAGATAGTTGACGTTCTCAAATACGCTGTTGACCAAGGCATCTACGGCAAGGTTAACGCAGATGCGTATGATCCTTCGCTTCCGAGAGCTCAAAGGATCGCAATTTGGAACATAAAGGGTTGGGTTGACAACCCGAGCAACCCATCGGAGGTTGCCGACATGACATCGCAAACAGCAGCAGTAATGATTGCGGACTTGGTGCAATACGGCTACGCAACCGAGAGTCACGCTCAAGAACTCGCTGAGATGGGCTTCAAAACGATCCGGTGGGTCGATCATGTTGGCATCGGAACTCAATCGGCTCATTCAATACGGGTAGCGAGGGATGTACTCAACGGCGCAGCGGCCAAGCGTGCCCTGTACACGCAGCAAAATATCGATCGGTACAACTCAACGCAAGCGATGATTGACCGATACAAACATGGTGATGAGGATCTGGTGATAAGTGGCTGACTATTACGTTACTACATCCGGGAGCGATTCTAATACAGGATTGACCGAAGGCTTGGCTTTCGCGTCGCTTGGTAAGGCTTGCGCAACGGCGACAACAAGCGGCGATCGAATCTACGTCAAGAGCGGGACATACACGCTCACCAGCACGACCAACAACGCAAACGGCGGGCGATTTACGATTCCCATCGGCGTAAGAGTTGAAGGCTATGGGACTACTCCTGGCGACGAAGGAGCAATGCCGGTTATCTCAGCGGGGTCGCTCACTTCGTTTACGATGGCCACGATGACGGCTAGTTTTAATGTTCGACCGCCAATGATGAGAAACATCGAATTGAACGGAAACAGCCAAACATCGGTTACGGGGCTGGGGATCAGCGGTAGCTTTACTTTTGCGGTTAGCAAGGTTATTTGCAGGAGTTGCACTACAGGCTTTAGCGGCGCACAAGGTCACACTTGCGTGATTGATTCGGCGGCGATTTCTTGCGGTACTGGATTTTCTAACATTTACCAGGCTGTCGGATGTTTAGCTCGAAGTTGTACCAGCTTCGGTTTTTCAGGAATCAAAAACGCAGCTTTTTGTTTAGCTAATAACAACAGCAACAGCGGTTTTTACGCGTTAAATACTATTGGGACAAGCTACTTAAATTGCGTTTCACACGGCAACACAAATTACGGTTTCGATATTTCATACGACATTGGCATCATGGCAAACTGTATCGCATCGAGTAACAGCTTGCATGGTTACTCTATCGGTACTGCAAACAATGCCGGTATGATGATGTACAATAATGCGAACTGGAACAACACCAGCGGGACGAACCGATACACTACAACCTCTGAGCATGGAAAAATCGATTTGACCGCAGACCCGTACACGAATGCAGCCTCGAACAATTTTACTTTGAACAACAACGCCGGGGGCGGCGCGTTGCTAAGATCGACTGGCTTTCCCGGTGCTGTAACAGGCGGCAATACCGGATTCTTGGATGTTGGGGCGTATCAAATAGCGTCTGGCGGTGGTGGGGCTGGCTTGATTCTGGCTAGGGCAATGAACGGAGGTTATTCAGCGTGAGTAAGCAAAAGACAACCAAGGCAAAAACCAGTCGATCGCTTCCGGTTTTTATCGCCGACACAACAAGCACAACAGGCGGCGGGCTTAGCGGGGTTACGCACACCTCTAGCGGGTTAGTGCTTGAGTACAGGCGGCAGAACCAATCGACATGGACTAGCGTTACTCCAGTTTCCAAGACGCTTGGCACTTACGTATCAGGCGGCATCGTTGCGGATGGATCGCTAGCAGGGGCTTACGAAGTTGATTTTCCTGACGCGGCTTTTGCGTCGGCAGCGGGCGTCGAATGGGTCGCTCTGCGTATTCGCGGCGTTGCGAATATGCTTCCGGTGTTAATCGAAATCGAGCTTGACGCTGTTGACTACCAGGATTCGGCGGCGTTTGGGCTGTCGCGAATTGATGCGACAATATCGAGCCGAGCGACTGTCGATGCGGTATGGGATGAGGTGCTAACCGGCGCAACTCACAACATCGCTTCATCAGCGGGGCGAAGATTGCGGCAGTTGGCTAGCGTTATCGTTCGGGCAGGGACAGCACAGGGGCCAGGGACGGGCAACAATCAGATCCAACTCGATGCGGGTGCAAGTGCGACTAACGGCGAGTACGATCCTGGGTTGATATTCATCGAGACCGGAACAGGAGCGGGGCAGGCTCGATTAATCTTGCAGTACACCGGCTCGACGAAGGTTGCAACAGTTGATCGAGATTGGCGAATCAATCCAGACAACACAAGCGAGTTTGTTATCCTTGCCGACGCAGGCCGAAACTCGGTGAATGAAGGGCTAGCACAAGGTGGTACATCGACCACGATCACGCTTAACGCAAGTGCGTCAGCAAGTGACGATGCGTATAATGGGCAGCTAGTTTTCATCAGAAGCGGAACGGGCCAAGATCAAGTTGGGCTTGTCGAGGATTATGTCGGCTCAACTAAAGTTGCCACGATCCGAACACGATCAGCGACAGGTCAATGGGCAACTGTGCCTGATACAACATCGGCGTACATGATGATTCCGAACTTGACGTTTACCTTGAGCGAAATTTCTGGAGCGGTGGCCGATGGCGTTTGGGATGAGGCGACTAGCGGTCACACAACGGCAGGCACAACCGGCAAGGCGTTGATTGATTCAGGTGCGGCTGGTAATCCTTGGTCTACTGATCTTGCAACGGGTTACTCAGGGACGCAAGCAGGCAACATCCTCAACAACGTCAAGAGCCAAACGGATCTGATTCAAGCAGGCGGGACAGTCAACGTAACGACGCCAGTAACGGCATCGGGCCAATTAGCAAGCCCATTGATAATCGGGGATGATTACCTAGCGGCGAATGGACGGCGGTTTCGATGGACGGTGGAGCTACCCAGCGGCTACGTTATCGCGACATCAACGGCTCGATTCGGCATGCGGTACGAGGACGAACAAGGCATCAATTCCTTCATCGCTACAGGGACTGTGACCGACGCAACAGGCGGGAATGTCCATTTAGATTTTGATGTTGCCAAGACTGTTACAGGCACGCTTAGGCCAGGATGGTACGAATGGTCGGTCGAGATTGTTTCGGCTATCGGGACTGAGATAACCAGGGTCAAGAGCGGCAAGAATGCTGAGTGGCAGGAGAAGCAAACATGATGAGGACTAGCCCCCCATATCTCAAGGTACTTCCGGCGGGTTGGCGTTTTTGTACGCAGACCATTAGCTCAGGATTTCAAGAGAAAGTTCGTACGTTCGCTATTCTGTTCGCAGGGGGGTAAGGGGGGCGGTATGCAAATCATCAAAAAATCGATCGCGGAATTGAGCAACGATCCGGCCAACGCACGGAAGCACGACGATCGGAATATAGAATCCATCGTGGCGTCGCTTCGGCGGTTCGGTCAGCAAAAGCCGGTTGTCATTGACATGAACAACATCGTTCGGGCCGGGAATGGAACGCTAGAAGCAGCGAAGCGGCTAGGCTGGGATTCGATCGAATGCGTCAAGACCGACCTAAAGGGCTCTGAGGCTATCGCCTACGCGATCGCGGACAACCGGACAGCAGAACTAGCCGAATGGAATTCGGATATCCTGGCGGCTCAATTAAACGGCTTGTTGACCGACGATGAGGCACTAGCAAACGCAGCGGGTTTCTCGGCTGATGAAATCGAGGCGATGTTTTCCAAGTTAGATGCCGATCAAGTAAATCAACCTAGCAATGGTATAGACGAAGATCCGAATGACGATAATGAAAATAGCGAAGACAATCCCTACACCTCAAAGGTGATAGCTCCAATATACGAGCCCAAGGGCGAATGCCCAAATGTTGCGGAGTTGTATGATTACTCCAAAACGAACATGCTTATTAAGGAAATAAAACACTCGAAAATTCCTCCCGATATAGAGCGTTTTTTGACTCTCGCAGCAGAGCGGCATACAGCGTTTCATTTTCGAAATATCGCCGAGTTTTATTGCCACGCAACGCCTGATGTTCAGGCTTTGATGGAGAAAAGCGGTTTGGTGATTATTGATTTCAATAAGGCCATCGAATATGGGTTTGTGCATTTAACCGAGCGGCTTGGAAGATTGGCGGATTCCGAGGAGGCGATCAAGGCAAATGCGTGATGATTTTTGTGCATTTATTCTTAGCCATGGAAGGCCTGATCGAGTTCATACCTATCACACTCTCCTAAAGTCTGGGTACACTGGGAAGGTGTTCATCGTAATTGACGACGAGGACAAGACCGCTGAGCATTATCGCCAAGCCTTCGGCGATAAAGTAGTGCAGTTCTGCAAGAAAGATTACGCAAAAGTTCTTGATGAGGGCGACAACACTGGCAAGCGAATCAGCACAATATACGCTAGAGCGGCAATGTTTGATTTGGCCCCGAATCTAGGGTGCAAGTATTTCATCCAGCTCGATGATGACTACACGGATTTTTCAATCCGGTTCAACTCTAATGGAGATGGTTGTAGAATTGTGGTAACGCAAATGGACGAGGCTCTTTCTGCTTTGCTGGAATTTCTCATTAATACGCCATCTCTAACCATCTGCATGGGTCAAACCGGAGAGCTTATCGGTGGGACGGATCAAAGCGGAGGGAATTGCAGGAAGCTACGGCGTAAAGCAATGAATTCTATGATTTGCGATGTGGATCGACCGTGGGTAATGCTTGGACGTATGAATGAAGATGTAAGCACTTACGTAACCGAGGGGAGGAGAGGCGCGTTGTTTTTCACTGCATTGCAACTACTGTTAACCCAAAAGCAAACCCAATCCAATGCTGGCGGCATGTCGGAGTTGTACATAGATAGCGGGACGTACGTTAAGTCATTCTACTCTGTGATGTACTCGCCATCGTGCGTGCAAATAGGCACGCTTGGCGATCACAGAAGCCCGCGTTACAGAATCCATCATAAAATCAATTGGCATAAAGCAGTGCCGAAAATCTTGCGAGAGGAATGCAAAAAATTTCAATAGTAAGCGAGCCGGGGCGGAGTAAATGTCAGTTCGAGATACGCGATTGATGGAGCGAGCATTGCGTGAGCGATGGCCAATAAAACCAGAGTATCGGGAAAAGATCATGTTTTCCCTTTTAGCGATTGTTGCCGACAAGAACGCATCGCCAAGGGAGCGAACCGCAGCGGCAAAAGCTTTGATGGCGGCGGATTCCTTGAACGTCCAGCAAGAGAGGATGGACCAAGCAGATGAACACGAACGCAGGCAGCGATTGGTGGAGCTCGCTCGACAACTCAGCCCTGGAGAAGTTGCTAGGCTCTCGGCTGAATCAGGTGTCGTCGTCGATGGTTTCGTCCTTGACGAGTGCGATCCCGAAGAAATCGAAGGACGCGGAGAGGATGGCTCGAAAGAGGGCGATGGATCGTGATCTATCGATTAACCCACCTCTCGATCCTGCTCGTCGGCTCAAGTGCGAGTCCGATCCTGCCATGTGGCTCTCGACCTACTTTCCCGAAAAGTTCTTCGAGGGCTGGACTGAGGATCGATTAGCGATGATCCATTCGATCATCGATGCGGCTCGTTATGGCGGGGATCAATCGATTGCAGGGCCACGGGGCGAGGGTAAGACGACGCTCGCAATCCTTACGGCTCTGTACTTGATGATCCGTCGGCTATCGACGTTTCCCGTGGTCATTGGCAAGAATGCCGACAAAGCCAAGAAGGAAGTTCGGGACATCGTTGAGCAACTCCAGCAGAATGAAATCTTCGCGGCGGATTACCCAGAGATCGCGATTCCGTTTCAGGCTGTCGGCGGTTGGTCGAGTAGAGGACGAATGCAGACTTGCAACGGGATGCCTACCAACATTGTGATTGGGCCAGAGTTCTTTGTGTTCCCGACGATCGGCAGAGATCAGCTACCAGGCTGGCCGGCAGAGATCGAGCCAGCTTCATGCGGTCAGGTGCTTTACTCTCTGGGCATCGATGGTGCGATCCGAGGTACTAAGTATCGAAGCAGGCGACCAACTCTTGCAATAATCGATGACATCGAAGATAGGGAAGCAGCAGCAAGCGAAACGACCATCGAGAAGAACGAGGAGGTAATCGAACAAGACATTGCGGGGTTAGGTCAGTCCTCAGAGCGGATCCCTCGGGTCATGCTTTGCACGATTCAAAACAGAAAGTGCATTGCGTATCGTTACACCGATCCGAAGATCAAGCCATCTTGGAGGGGCAAGCGATACCGCAAGCTCGTTACCAAGCCGGATCGGATGGACTTGATAGAGAAGTACATCGACATGAGAAAGGGACGCAAGGACGACGATCCTGACGCTCGGGAGGCTTTCCGCTTTTGGCGTGACAACCAAAAGGACATCGAGCGGGGATCTGTCGTTAGCAATCCGCATAGCTACAGCAAAAAGACTCACAGCGACGGCGAGCCGATGGAATTGTCAGCGGTGCAAAGCTATTTCAATCGAGTCGCAGACGTAGGCCAAAAGGCGGTATCGACCGAGATTGACAACGATCCACCAGAGGAAGCCGGGCCAATGGGCCTTGGAATAACTCCGGCTCTTGTTGAGTCGAGGATAAGCGGTTTAGTTCGTCGTCAACTACCAGCTAACACGGTGGCACTGACAGCGGCGATCGACTTGGGCAAGTATTACCTTCATTGGGTTCTTATCGCCTGGTGGCATGGGGCCGGAGGTGTTGTGGTTGACTATGGTATCCATCAGGTTTACGGAACAGACAAGAGCATGAATCACGAAGCTAGTGAGCCGATGATCTATCAGGCTCTCTTGAGCCTTCGGGACGAGTTGCTAACCAAAGAGTTCAGCGACACAACAGGCACTCGGCGAACGATCGATTTTTGCTTTGTGGATTCAGGTGCGTTTACCAATGCGGCTTACCAGTTCTGTCGTGAGGTCGGCGGGATATTTCATCCGTCGAAAGGTCAAGACCCATACCATCGAAAAGCCAAGTCAACATCGACAACTATCGCAGGTGCCAACCTACACGCTCAAAAGCTTCCGTCCTCAAACGTCTGGCTTTACGAGCTCGACACAAGCTATTGGAAGCAGTTCGTGCATGAACGGTTTATGACTCCGACATTCGATGAGTCGAATATGCTTCGGCGCGGTTCGCTTTCGTTGTTTGCACTTGAAGAAGAACGCAGACATAGCCAGTACGCGCAGCACATCGCAGCGGAAGAACTGGTGACGAAGTTCACTGAGGGCAAGGGGGCTAAGACCTATTGGATGGTCAAGGACTCGAACAATCACTGGCTCGATGCGACATACATGGCAGCGGCGGCTAGTGAGGCTTGCGGGGTCAAGCTGATTGCTCCAAGTGAAATCGAGGTGCAACCGAAGCACGTTAGCGGCGATCAGCCTAAGCCTGTTAAGCAGGCTCCAAAGGCGTACCAACATGGACGCAATCTAAGACAGCGGCAGGGCGGGTGGATTCCAAAACGGAGGTATTAGGATGGCGAAGAAAAGCAGGAAGCAATCAGGAGAAGCGGTGCAGCAAACGGCAACAATCGAGCAACAACCGAGCGAGCCGATCTATCGGCAATTTACTCCGAGACCTTGCACGATGTGCGAAACCAGGCGACCGCATGGAACGAATGCAAGTTACGTTTATTGCACTCGCGGCAAGATCCGTTTTTGCAAGTGCAAGAACTGCAACCACACTTGGAGCCAGGAAGGTAAGTAATTTTTTATTGACTGTACTACGCTAATGGTACAGGCTTATTGAGAATGTTTGCTCTCCATGCAATCCTTTGTGCATGGCATCAGCGGCAAGTCTGTTAACGCTCATCGACGCAGCTATTGAGGCTCTCGTTACCGGAGGGGCTCAGCAGTATTCTATTGGCTCTCGGACGGTTACCAAACTTGACCTGAAGTCGCTCTTTGAAGAACGACGAATTTTGCAGCAACAGGTCGAGCGTGAAAGCGGTTCCGGTGGCGTGACTCTTGGCAGATTGTCGAGGGCTCGTAGATGATCGGCAAGATGCTCGATTCTGTTATCACGGCTATCAGTCCTACGGCTGGACTCCGAAGGGCTCAGGCTCGAAAGGTGCTTCGATCCTTCACAGGTGCCGAGCCATCGAGAATCTCATCGAGTCGCAAGCCAAAGAACAATCCAGCGGACATGGAGCTGTCAGGGCCATTTGGTGCTGATACGCTTCGGGCGTGGGCTCGGGACTTAGTGCGAAACAATGCTTACGCATGGGGCGTTGTAGATACCATCGTTTCGTCGGTGGTTGGTTGCGGGATCAAAGCACAAAGCCAGTATGAGACTCCAAGCGGAGACGACATCGAAACGATTAACGACCAACGGGATAAGGTTTGGTCGGAGTGGGCGGAAGTCTGCGATGTCAACGGGAAATACACTCTCGACGAAATCCAGGCTATTTGCCAACGTGAAATGGTCGAGGCCGGTGAGGTGCTTGTACGGCTCATTAGAACGCCTGGCAAGGTCTATCGAGGAATCTATCGGCCAGTCCCATTGGCTCTCGAATTGATCGAAGCTGACAGGCTTGCAGGCGACAAGGACAACTATGCAGCAAGGCTAACTCCGGCTGGTGACAATCGAATCATTCGCGGGGTTGAGGTTGACGATCTTGGTAGGCCGGTTGCCTACTGGATCTACAAAGATCACCCGTTGCAACCATACGCAGTAACTCGCACTCCCGAACGTGTACCGGCAAATGAGATCATGCACCTATACCGGCAGGATCGCATCGGTCAAACGAGGGGCGTTACTTGGTTCGCTCCGGTGGTTGCTCCGGTGCGTGACCTTGGAACTTATCTTGACAACGAACTACAGGCTTCGGCTGTGGCAAGTTGTTTCACGGTGGCAATCAAGACTGATACGCCACTTGGAAATTTGATCGAGCCCGATGGAGTCGGCAACACTGACGACGCAGGCAACAGCTATAGCCATGTCGAGCCCGGAATGGTGATGAATCTTCGACCGGGTGAGGATGTCGTAGGGCTCAATCCAGGCCGTCCTAACTCAGCGGCAGAGCCTTGGATCGCTTTGATCCTAAGACAGATCGCAGTCGGTACAGGGCTCTCGTATGAAACGGTAGCAAGGGACTACAGCCAGACATCCTACAGTTC